TGGATGCTTTCAAACGGATTCATGACGAAGAAGCAAGTGATGAAAGCCATGAACCAGGACAAACTCTCTGACGAAGAGATAGATGAAATTTTAGAAGAGGCGGCGGTAGAAGTACAGCCTGAGAAGCCGTCATTAGTGGATATTCTGCAAAGCTGATGGCATTCAACGAAGAACAATTTGGAACAGCTTGGACGAAAGTCTTAGAACTCGTTTCTACAATGTACGGGCGATTTGAGGCGAACAAACTGCCGTCGGAACAGATCGTAAAAGAGCTTGTGGACTTGGATTTGAAAACATTGCTTTTAGAAGATTTCAAACTGAATGGCGAACTCGGCGCAATTACAAATAATTATATCAATACGCTCAAAGGAATGGAAGCATTCGCAACTGTGCCAGAAAGCACTCTCAATTCATTGATTAAAATGGATGCGGACTTCTTTTCATCCAAGATTGGCGAACAGGCAGAAATCATGAAGCGGCTCATGATTGAATCCATTATCGGACGGCAAAGCGAGGCGGTATTCGCCGAATCATTGCTGAATATGGGAATGAGTGAAACAACAGCGAATCAGATGGTGAACGATTCCATCCGAAGATTCTCGCGCACCGTAACGCGCGACATGGCGAACAATGCGCCGCAGGACAAACTTTTTATTTACGACGGGCCGGTGGATGACAGGACAAGCGATATATGTTTAGAGATTTCGGCAGCCGGGCCGATGACAATGGCGGACATTGATTCACGTTTTGGCGATGCAAGTTTGTCAGGCGGACATTTCAACTGCCGGCATGAATTCGTGCCTTATACGGATCAGGCTCAGTATCCGGAAAACGATTTAAGGCATCAGGTGGCTGCGCGTGCCTAAAGTTTTACGAGCTAAAGATTTGCCGACCGTTCCGTTAAAAGATTGGAAGGACATCGGCGACCATGCTGCGAATAAAGTCCGAGAATATGTAAGGGGCGGCATTCTGAAGGGCAAGTATTCAAAAGATTACGCCGAAGCAAAAGCCAGCAGAAAAGCCGGTCCGAAGGGTGCATCTATTTCATCCACGCAAACATCATTCGTGGATCTAACGCTGACGGGCAAGATGTTAGGCGAACTCAAGCGGACGAAGGTGGGCAAAGATTTTGTACAGATCGGACTCTCGGGCGTGAATGCGTCAAAAGCAGAATCAAACGCAAGGCGAGGATATGATCTGTTCGACAATAAAGTTTTGAATCGGATTGAAGCCGATATTGTACACAGAATTGATAAAAGGGTGGATTCTAACGTAAAAGAATATGAGCGTGATTCCATCGAAATCAATGTAGGGAAATGAACTCAAACAAGAGGTAAACATGAGCGAAGTAGAAGTCAATAGCCAAGACGAAAAACAGGCACCGGAAGCTGCATCCGAAGAAAAGCAGACAGTCGATAGCGTTCCTTATGCACGGTTCAAGGAACTCGTGGACGAAAAGAATACAATGAAGGCAGAACTCTCGGCCATCCGGAACTCTATTACGGACGAAAAGGAATCTCGCAAGATTAAGGATTTGGAAGCAAAGGGCGAATATGACACCGTTGTATCCGGACTGAATTCCAAACTCGAAGCTGCGACGAAGAAAGCCGAAGCCTTTGATTCTTACAATGCAGCGCGCAGGGAAACACTTCTTGCAAAGCTGCCGGAAGATGACCGTGCAATTTACGAAGACATGAATCTTGAAAAGTTAGAGGTTCATGTAGATAAAGTTTCAACTCGACCGGCGAATGTTCCATCTGGACGACCGGGACGCGGTGATTACGGCGGATACGAATCTGCGGTTGAGCACGCGCTCAAGGATCCGGACGGCTACAAGAAATCCCGGGAGAGTGATAAGACAAGTTCAATGTGGGGAAATTTATTTAGTGAAAGTTGATGGAAAAAAAGAATCCATCTTCGGAATCGACGTGGACTCGCAGGATGACTGCAAAGTTGCGCTCGATCAAGAAGGAAATCCGGATGTCTCGATTTACGGATCGAAAACATCCCGGGTGGATATGGTGGATTTCATGGAGGAAAGATATACCAATCACCTCAAAGGAAAATCGACTGATAAACGAATGTATTTTTCCGGCTTGGACTTTGACAAAGATGGGAAAATAATATAATGGCAGTAACAAAAAAATCAGACATATTGTCTGGCGACCAAATTCTTGCCGATGCAATTATCGCTTTCCAGGAAAGTGGTGTAATGACACCACTTGTTAAGAGTGCGAATGCGTCTAAAGGTGCTGGTACGATTAAATTTCCGTACTACGGCGATCCTGCAAGTTCAAATGTAGGTTCGGCAACAGACGGATCTGATTACACAACTACCACAGCTCGTTCCGTATCCGGTGCGACGGCCACGTTGGCCGAATATGTAGTTCGTTCCGATGTGAGCGATCTCGCAAATCAAACATCACCGCAGAATCTCTATTCTGACGTTGGTTCAATTATCGGTCAGGAATTAGCATTGAAAGCAGACGATCTTTTGACGGATCTGTTTTCCGGCTTTTCACAAACCGAAGCAGGGGCAGCAACGACTCTAACATTGGATCACGTATTTGGTGCAAGTCGTCAGCTTCACGCTGCCGGTGCGCCGATGCCGTTCAATCTGGTGCTTTCGCCCAAGCAAATTTGGGGCGGAAAAGGAATCCAGAACTTATTGGTGCATACCAATTCCGGCTCACAAGTAGCTGACAATCCGCTATCTCAGGAAATGCTTTCAAGCGGAATGGTCGGACAGCTTGCCGGTAATTCGGTGTATTGGTCTGGTGAAATTGACGAAAACGTAAGTGCTGGCGGCGATGCTGCCGGTGCAATGTTTAGTCGTGGGGCTTTGGGTATCGGTTTCAGTTCTGCCGGTCCGGTTAAAGTTGCGCAACAGCGCGACGAATCGGCTCGCTTGACTGAGTTTATCGGTATCATGGTCGCAGGCGTGATTGAAGTAAAAGACACGTTTGGGGTTTACATCCTTTCGGACGTTTCATAACTGATTAGGTAACGGAGGCTCGGCTCGTTCGAGCCTCCATACTTAGGGATAAATATGGCAGTATCAAATAAACGAAGTTTCAACGAACTCATAAAAGAATACTTTTTGGATATCGCCGGACTTACAACAGCGCATAGCGTAAACGATGCCATGCGAGCCGGCCTTGAATCATTAGGGCATTCGGGCAGTTTGAATAAAATGCTTTACGCTTGGGCGAATGACCAAGCAGGGACAACTGTTTCAATAAACACCGCATTGAGAAGCGCATTTGCCGATATGGTCGGTGAATCGAGTACAGGCTTGCAATCAATGGCGGTCGAGTATTTTCAACCAATAAATTTTGATTCTATTCTGGTTAAGTGGGAAGACGAAGATCGGAAGTGGAATTTCATTGATTAACACAATCGCCGGGATTGCCCGGCATAGGATAATAAAATGGCAACATTAACAGGCAACTCAATAGCCTCAACATATAAAGACTTGCTACAAGTAAGTAATTCAAACGCAGGGGTAGATGCGACACTTCGTACCGTAGATGATGGTGAAGGCACAGCCTCGGCTCTATCTATTTCATCCGCCGCTATCCAAGTTGACAACATCAAGATAGACGGCAACACAATCACGTCTGAAGATACAAACGGCAATATCACCCTTACGCCTAATGGGACGGGGGACGTCGAAGTATCCACAGGCAACCTCGTCATCGGTACTGCTGGGAAAGGAATTAGTTTTGCCGCAACATCAGATGCTGGTGGAATGACAAGCGAACTTCTTGACGATTATGAGGAAGGGACTTGGACTCCTGCTCCTAATGCTGGTAGCTGGACTGTCGGAAATGCAATTTATACAAAAGTTGGGAGACTTGTAAAAGTATCAATGCATTGTTCAGGTTTTACTACTTCAGGTTCAGACACCTTTACAATCTCTGGGTTACCATTTGACCAATCTGCAAACCATAATGTAGGTAGTGCTATTCTTTCTGGGTTCAATCGTAGCGGTGTTAGTAATTATGAGGTAGTGTACAGCTCAACAACAACAATAAAAGTTCTTGTTTCTTTGGATTCAGGAGGTGGATGGGATAGTCTATTACAATCGCAAATAGCTACAGGCAGTTCAATGATGTTGTCATATTCATACATAGTATAATTCAAATTCAATCGGATGATTGAAATGGAACGAATAAACAATAGGAGTCAAAAA